AATTACATCGACAGATGATTCTGGTGATTTAATCTTACTCCTGGTAAGTAAGCTTGGCTTTATAATTACACCTGTATCCGCAACCGTTCTTGCAGGTATAAAATCCCTTACAATTTTAAAGATTACGTTATCAAAGAATTTAATTAGTCTTACAAAATCTGCTAAATTATATTGAGTTAGATTCTCTGTAATCTCATTGATAACAGGAGTAAGAGCATCGTATTTATATTTATATAAATCACTAGGATCTCCTATATAATTGTCTATGTTGAAATTCGATAAGGTAGGGCTTGCTAAAGAAGCAGAGAGAATGTAATTATCTATATTATCTGAAGGAGAAAATCCTATATCGATTTTATGTAGATCATCTGTGTATTTACTTACTGTTTTATAGGTAGAAGTATTTTCAGATAAAGTATTACCTGCGATAAGACTCCCTGTATTGTCCAGTCTTATTTTTCCTAATGAGCTTGTATAATACTGGTAATCACCGAAATGAGGTGTAGAATCTATATTTCTTCCTCCAAAGAATTTTACGGTTAAAATATCAGAAGGGATACCAAAACAGTTAATCAACGCTCTAACTCCTCTTTCTGTTCCTTTTGCTTTTAAAATCAAAGGTAAATTATGGTAGATTCTTTTGTAAATCTCTTTTTGATAATCCGTATAAGAGACTGGTTCTGAAGGAGTTCCTGTAATTCCAGAGCCTGTAATGTATGTTATTGCTGCAATACTGTGACTAATAATCTCCTGACCTGGTTTATAACTCTGGTCTAAAAAGCCTCCAAATAGGTCTTGTAGGGATTTATTAGAAGTATAGAGTTTTACTCCAAAATTCTGTAGAGTTTCCGAGATTAGATCTTTAGAGACTCCGAAATCTAATCTATTATCTGCATCATATTTATCTGTCACCGCTTTTGCATATAGCCATAGATTATCGAAATGCTGACCTAACATATGAATAAACGTAAGTAGGTTCATATTAGCATTATCATCTCTCAAGTAAACAGGTATACCGTTTTCTAGAGAACTAAAATTAGAATTATCAAAGCCTATTGCTGCTGCTGATTGAGAGGCGTACCATAGAATAGCTGTACTGCTATTACTGGGCAGGTTGATATATGGCTTAGTTCCTGTTTGTTTTGGCCAAGATGTAGGGGTATTTTCGTAATAAAGATATCTTTCGTATAAATCGAAATTATTAAGACTACCTGTAATTAAATTCTCATAATAAGAAATACTCCCTGTTACGCCCTGTGAGCCTGATGTTGCTGAAGCAATTATAGCTATGCTGCTGCTGTATGATTGAATTAAATCAAGCTTGTATTTAAAATTAGCTAATCTCTCTTGTGCAGAGGAGAAATGTACGAAATTACTATAATCAGTAAAATCTACACTTATTTCAGCACCTTTTTCGTTTAAAAGAGAATATAGCTGGCTATTTGTATTATTAACTGGGTAACTAAAGAGATCGTTATAGTCGTAGTATTGAGAAGGAACTACTGTTTCATCCTGGATATCTATGTTAAAATTCGGTGGACTTAAAGTAGGCAGGGTAGGTATATCCGGAGTTATTGTTACGTCTACTTCGTAAGCAACAGAATCTGATATGAATTCAACTATTTGTAATTTAGTTTTTTCAGAGAACTGTACAGGAAGCGGTTCATAGAGCTTAACAGCTAAAACTGTTTCCCCACTTATCTGCAGGATATCTACATTAGTTCCTATAAATAAATTATTGTCTTTAAAATTCAACCTAAACTCAGCAAAATAAGATTCACTGTTTATTTTATTTTTTAAATCCTGCGTATAGGTTGTTAACTGGTCTGCAGTTAATTGAAGGGACTGTAATAATAATTCTGTCCTGTCCTCAGAAATGCTTTTAACATAGAATTCTGTTTGCTCTTTATTCTCGGAAAACAGATCGTTAAGGAAGTGGTAGAGTAATTTTACTCCTCCTACCGGATAACCGTAATTAACAGCATCCTGTACAGGGTCAATTGTGAGTATACTTGCTCCTGTTTTCCCTGCAGATTGAGCATTTCCTAGTTGCTTGTAAGAGGAATAATCATAGAAGCTATCAATTACGTTGTCTGATAAATCTAAGATGTGTAATTCAACTATATTCTTAGTACTATCAAAAAGATTGTTAATCTGAAAATTAGTAACTAAGGCTTTATCCTCATTACTGTATTGTTCTACTCCTGCTATGGAGTCAGGCATATCTTGGGTTACTATGTAATCTATTTCTGCCATTATGCAACTGTGGTTTGTAGTGTAAGTATTTGTTGGTTTGCTAGGAGCAATTGAGCTCTTAGTTGAGAAATTTCATCCAATAAAGGCTGAATTTCTTGTGTGGTTTGATCAAAATGAGCTATTTCAGAGCTTCTTCTTATTAGATACTCATGAGAGTTTGTTGGACCTTGCACATCGATTACGTAATATAATTTATCATACAGTCTAAACAATTCTTCTGGAGTGTCTAGATCCTGGGCTTGTAATGATTGTATGTAGGTCCTAAAGGAATTATCAACTACTTTGCTAAATTCCTTATTACTAAAAACTGTTCTCTGTATCTGTACATTATTGTCCATTTCTGACTACTTTAAAGATATTACTATTATCTACTACAGTTGTGCTTCCGTCCAGTACTGTTTTTACTAATATACGGTAATATCTTTCAGGTTGCAACCCATCCATGTATATGTCAAAAAATGGACCTGTAGGATCGCAGCTTATTTTTGTAAAGCTTGAATCAAAGTCAATAATCATTTCTTCTGTATTTTCATCCCTTACTCCCCAATAAGAACCGGAAGGCAAGGCATAATTCACCAGGTACGAAGAAGAGGTTGTGAAAGTTCTTGGAGGAAAAGTAGGTTTTGTAGCAAGTCTAAACCGCTGTTTACCTTCATCTACATATTTACCGGTATTATTACTAATTTGAATTGTTGCTTGACTTGTTGAGAGTATAGATAGACTCCCTGTATTGTAAGTACTATCGTCCCATTTTATATCTAAAGAGGGAGGATATATTGTATTCGTATTAGATCCGTAATACTTTAATCTAATAGAGGAAGTTGTATTAAATTCTAAAGTACTTGGTAGCTTAAGGATGAATCCTTGATTCTGTATTGTGCCACTAATAAACAATTTGATTGCGGGAGTTACATCAATATCCACGTCGTTACTGGAATTCAGTACATGGGGCTGTACAGATTCTAAATTTATTCCGTTTGAACCTGTGTACCAGGTACCCCCTCCAGGAACTCTGGAGTTAAATGATCCTGTAACGCCGGTAGGGAAGGAGTTAGTTAACCATGCATTTTGCTGACCTGCATTTATAAATGTCCAGGATACCCCTGAAGTGTCTGTTGGGATATCCCCGTATTTTCCTACTCCTGCATCCCAGTCCGTACTTGCTGCTACAGGATATGCATATAGGTTATAATTAACTGGAATTTGATAAGCATCTGCTAAGTATATATGTAGACTTGCACTATAAGAATTAGTACCTACTAGGGAGGTTAATACTCCTTGAATATCCTCTGTATCGTATTTTATTAAGATCCTGTTAGTCTGCCCTGTACCGAAAACATCAGAATAACCTCCTATTTCTGTTATTTCATCTTTCCCTGCATTTCCTGTCGGGATATCAGAAAAGATAAACGTATCTTTTTCTGGAAATATTTTATATACTGCCATATCTTATAGTGTTGTTATTCTTCCTTTTATATCTATATCCGGGAATTTCAATTCAAAAATCATCGGATCGTAAGAAGGGTAAATTATGTTATTTCTAGTTGCTCCTTTAATATCATAAGCGTATTGTGAATACACTCCTCCTGCCAGATTCACTATTTCGATTTTTTGTACTGTTTGTACTCCTTTTTGGTTATCTAATAATGTAAATATGTCTGAAATATTTATCGGCTGGTTTATGCTCCAATTTGAAATATTAAAGTAATCCTGAACTGCTGCAGTGCATGTCAGTAGCACGTCTCTGCCCATATAATGAGGTTTCAGTACTATATCGTAAGATATTCCTATATTAACTACAAAAGCGTCTCTAATATTAAGAGCATCTGTCACCATCATATACTGTGAGAGATACGTTTTTAAGTTATTTTTTAGAGTAGGGGATGCTTGTATTAGATTCTTATTAATATCGTATGCAAGAGTATATAGGGAGAGGGATAGCGGATTGCTGTCAATAAGTAAATCTGTTCTTAAATTAGGATTTGTTAGTTGATCTTGAACAACGTGTACTTTTGCAATTGAACCATACTTAGAAGGTAGGGAAAGTGCTCTAACTAGATAATCCGATAAAGTAACTGCCCTTCCTTGTTCACTAAAAGCCCTTATAGAATTTTGTCTAAGCTCTTCTACTGAATCTCCGTCTTTCCCACCTACTGCTGGTAAGGGGTTATTAAAAGTAACCGAAGAGGTGTCTCCTGATACTGCTCCTCCGTATGATACTAATGTCGTAATCGTATTTGCCGGGACATTCGCTGATACTCCTCCTCCTGTCAGATATTTTATAGTTAAGGTTAATCCTGAAGAAGGAGCTAAACCGTATGTCTGGGTATAGATAAAGTTAGAAGGATCATAAGCGTAGTCTAGTCTAGAGATTCCTTGAGAGCTTGAACCTAAACCTACGTTAGTAGGGTCGGGAGTTATTTGTTCATCTGTTACACTGGTGCCAATAATTCCTGCTCCGAACTGTACTGTAAGGTCCCCTGTTGAAGTAAATCTCGTTACGAATCTTCTAGGGACTTTCTGAAGAGATAGGGTATAGGGAACTGAACTACTATCATTTCCTGAATTTGCATTATCTAAGAATATAGTGTCTTGTCCTAAAAAAGGAACTTCATACCACGTATTATTACTGCTATCGGTGATTGAAAGTACTCCTAGTATGTTTGTATCCGAGATTGTGATTGTCTTGAATTTCTCTACAGAAGTAATGGTCTCGGTATGTGTTGATATTTGTCCAGAATACGCATCGACCTGTTTTACTAAGTTAAAGCTATCAGGTTGTCCGTTTGTATCTAAGGAAGCAACTCGAACTGTTGTCGGATCGTATGAACTAGAGAAAGAGAAATCAACCGGAGTGTCTGTAATAAAATTAGTTTGCCCGTTTGAAGTGGATTTTACAACAGTATTAGCGGGTATCACTAGAGTCTGAGACCAGTCAGGCTCTCCTCCGGTAACTACTCCTACGGTTTGGCTTACTTCTAGAGTTACTTGAGATACTGTAGATATTTTTGGACGATATCCCATCTGGTATGCCAGTGTATATAGGTTAGCGGGATTCTTAGCATACTGTAAATATGTCTCTTGTAGTTGTGTATCTTGGTAAAATGATAATACATCTCCTACGTAAGCTGCCATTTCAATGAACATCGTTCCTGGTGCAGCTGGAGAGAAGTCATTATATGTGTCTGGAAAATAATTCTGAGCATACTCTATTAACTGAGCTCTAAAGTCAGTAAAGGTCTTATTTACGTATTTTATATCTCTATCTTGAGTCATTATTGTGCAAAGTTAATTGATAGTTGATCTTGTATATTTGTTTGAAGAACTCCATACTGTATGTAAATCGTAATAGTATTTGAATCTTGTAATTCCGATACTACCATGTTAACTATGTCTACTGTAGGGAACCAGTTATTTATTCCTGAGCGTATTCTTTCTTTAATTTCATCTTCTTTATCAGCAGTCATTTGCTCGAAAAGCATCCCCCGTATACCTGCCCCGAAACTGGGATTAAAATATCTCTCTCCTGGTTCGGTTAACAGAAAATTAATTAGGTTAGACTTAAGAGCATCCTTGGTAGTATAGGTGGAATTAAATACATCCTTTGCTGAAAAAGGTATACTTACTCCTACTGCTTTTCTGGGCTGTAAATCTAAAGGATCAATTTTCTGTATTTGAAATGCCATTTTTATAGTGCTCTTGCTTTATCTTTTTCTAGAGATGCTTTATAAATTGCTGCTGCTTTAGATACGAAATCCATTTCAGTAGAAGCAAAAGACTGTACTGGTGCAGGTGTGAACTGTTCCATCATATTCATTCCTAATCCCGGTGCCTGTACTAACCCTTCTGTCACACTTGCTAGATTTTTGTACTCCTCTTGAGTCATACTTGCTTTTGTCATATTGAAAATCTCTTGTAAAGCATTTACTCCTGTTTTTTCAGGGGAAAGGCTTTTAGGAGCAACAGGACGAGGAGTTTGTTGGTATTTTATTTCAGGAGTTTTTTTAGGAATTCTTTCTTGTACATCTTCTGATAAAATTCTTGTTAGTTCTTCCCTAACGGCTTCTCTAACGGCTTCTTTTATTAGATTCTTAAAAACTTCTGGTTTCATAATAATAAATAGTTGTATTAAGGTAATTGATTATCTATTCTAAATTTTATCTCATCTAAGAGTACTTGAGTATTTGCACTAAACGAAGACTCCCCTATCATTACAGTAATTCCTTCTTTATCCTTTGCAATAGCGTACCTTTTCGGAGCGATTTTCGGTGAATTCGGGTCTTGTATAATAGATAGGGTATATCCTTTATATAGGTAATTTGCATCAGGAGTTCCTTCCGATCCTGTATTTGCAGGGGGCTGTGCTAATGCTGTTAGTGCTGCTATGTCAGGAGAGGTTCTACTACATTCTTCGATTAATGAATCTAAGGTAGAAAGACGATCGAGAAGTCCTTGAACTGTGCTTGTAGCTCCTGATATTAATGAGGATAGGGCTTTACTATCAGCTTCTAATCCGTCTAGTGTCTTATTTAGTTGAATAAGAGTATCACTATACCGTGTAAGGATATTAATTGGAATACCTATACCTCCTGTCATTGGAGGTATGATTGCTGTCGGAATAGGTATATTCTTAATAACTGTAATCGCAGCTGTTACTCCTATAATCGTTCCGTTTAAAGTATTTACGAAGGAGTTTAAGCTTGAGATTCTTCTACTAAAGCTATTAACTGCTGTTGTTAAGTTGTTTTTTAGCTTTATGGTGTTTTGAAGATCTTGTGAGGAAGGGCAGGCGTTTTGAAATTTAGAAAGAGCAGTCAGGAGTTGGCTTTCAACCTGTGAAGTTAGGTTTCCCTGGAGGGTTCCTATTTGATTTGCTATTGTTCCTGCTATACTGCTATATGCTGCCATTATTCTGTAAAGACTTTTTTAGATTGAAATAAAGCGTATTGAGTTTTTAAAGTACTTATCGCCGCTTGTACGCTTGGTCCTGCAACATTCAAAGAGATTACTGCACCTGCTCCTACTGCAGAAGCTGAAGACATTGCATTAGCAACTGTCTCTAAGGTAGCTAAGAGTGTACCTAACCAGTTTTCTAACTGTTTACCTAATACAACTGGTTGCTGAAAGCTTGTTGTTGCTTTTCTAGCTCCTGCCCCTAAATATACCTTTTTACTATCTACACAGAAATACTCAGTCGAATCTATATTCACGGAGTTTGCATTTATTCCGACAGATTCTTTTCCTGATATTAATACGCTATCTTGTTTAGCATTCAGATAAAGTCTATCTGCATTCATCAAGATTTGATTTCCTTTGTATTTATCTGAAGCTAAAGGGAGCGTGTTATAGGAATCTCTTTTAGTATTCGAAGCTAGTAGATTTGCTTTATGGTCGGAAAGAAAATACAGTGAACTATAGTCCTTATTTATATCCTCATAAATTAAATCAGATCCATTTGTTGTATTAATTTGTCCGTTACTAATTAAAATAACAGGCTTACCGTTATTTGTATCGTCAATTAAATCTAAATTTTTTCCTTTATACCCTCCCAGTCTAATTGTATTTCCCAGTCTTCCTTCAAGTAAATAATCCCCTGAATTAGCTTGTAGGGGATTGATGTTTTTCTGTTCCGGTACTCCTAGTAGATTAGACTTCCACTCTAATTGCTTAGTATCTGGAGAGGCGTTATGGTGAGGATGGTTCCAGACACTCACTATACTTGTCCAATAGGTTTGGGTTACTCCTGGATTCTGCAAAGAGGTAGCTCCTGGATTAGAAGATAAAGTAACGATTTCTCCTATTAAAGGTAACTGCCTGGAAGTTGCACTTCCTTGAAAAGCAAAATTCAGTTTATCTATATCCTCTTCATTTGTTGCTGAAGTGGTTATTCTATAATATACTCCGTTTATTTTAGAAGCATCAGTACATCTAGGATCGTCGAAAGATAAAATAATATCAATAACTCGCCCGTACATGATAGGTGCTGCAGGGGTAGATAGATTCCCCCTTCCATTAGAGGTTAAAGCAACTGAACTTACGTGCGAATCAAAAGCCATTATTTCTCTTCTTTTTTATCTATACTCTTTCCTATTTCTTGACTCTGTTCCATTAATCTAGATAACTCCTCAGGATCAAAAAAATCTGAAGGATCTGATTTTCCAGAGCCTTCCATCCTTTGAACGATAGATACCATTTTAATTAAATGCTCATCATTCTTCACTCCTATTTCTAGATATTCTTTAATCATAGGAACTACTAGGGTAGCATCCCCTATATTCTCTACTAAGGGCTTTAACTCTCCTATTAGGGCATTAATTTGCCTATCCTTATTTCTAGAATTATCGTAGATTTCTTTAAAAATATCCGAAACTGTTTTTTTTCCGAATATAGTAGTCTCTAGTCCCATACACTATTTATATTATAAATATCTAAAAAGGTGCTATTTTATTATAAATCCATTGTTTACATAGGTCTTAGATTTTCGATAGAACTCATCTTTTAGTTTTGAAATGACTTTCGTTAAGGTAGGAGTTTCACAATCTGTTATCTCCCTGATGTAGATATATAAAGCTTTCTTTTTAAAAATCTCTAAATCTAACCTAGTTTTAAATAGTGTTAGAATCGCATCAGCTACTTTTTGTTCTATTTCTTTAAAAAAGTATGTATCAAGATTACTGTAACTCTCTTCAACAAACTCATCTACAATCGTGGATAGTTTTATAGTTGGAATATCTCCTACTTCCACCTCTGTTTCGTAGGACTCTTTTACTTCCTCAAAAGAACCTATTTGTTTAACTTTTTTATAATTACGGCTATTATAATTGATAAGCCACCTTTTAATGATTGTTCCGAAATAAGAATAAGCTTTTGCTCCTAGAGTAGGATCAAATCTATGAAGCTTCTCCTCTACCAACATTGAGATTACTTCGAGTTTTAAATCCTCAATATCATCTACGTCTGTATAGTAGAATTTAAAAGTATGTATAATATTCTCTGAGAGTTTGTATAGAGGGTAGTAGATCTCTTTTGAAAAAATTTGATCTCTGTACACAGGATCAGAGGATGCGTTATACCTAACGATTGCATCCTCTGTTTCTTGCGTAAAATAATTACTATTTTTTACCGGTTTTGCCATAGTCTTCAGGAAGACGGAAGGCATTAATAGAGTCTTGAATTTCTTTCATAAAATTAAAAAAAGTTCCTACTTCATCGTCGGCTCTAAAAATACCTTTCTCATCTATTTGTTCGATGTAAAGTTTAGATTCTTCTATTGTTAACGAAACCTTTCTTAAATATTCTATTTGAAATTCTATAATATCCTCTTGCTTAGTTACCTTCCTATGTAAATTAAAGGTCGTATACCCTAAAAGTAAAGAGGCTGTTCCTAATGTTATTAATACAGATATCATAGTCTTGATTTAAATTAACTAAGCTTATTTATTTTTCAATATACTCTTTTCAATATTAGCAGCTAAAAAATCTGCTTGATGAAGGATATAAGTAATATTAGACTTCAATCTAGAGTCTGGATTATTAGATAAGTAGTATGGTTTATTTACATCATCGTATAATCCATCGTGAAGTTTTATAGCTAGATATTCTTTCTCACTCATCGATATTCCGTAATGCTGGAGTATGTATAGTGATCGGTCCTGGATTAGCATAAAGCTTAGATCTTTATTAGGAGTGTAAAGCTCACCTAACTTCTCTTGTCTCCATTTATCTGTAGAAGGAATATAATTAGGCTGTCCTTTTAATCCTATTTTTCCTAGATCGTGATTAAGAGCAGCAAAAACCAATTCCTCATCTGTAAAGTCAATATCTGTTTTCATTTCTTGCCAAAGAGCTTTAACCTTTAAAGCACAGTGAACTACCCTAATCACATGATCAACATATCCTCCGGGAAAAGCATTATGAAAAGCAGTCTTACCTGAAGCAGGAGCCATAATCATTTCTTCGGAAAGATCCTTATACATATTAAGTAAAGAATCTTTACGATGGCCTGTTATAAATCTATCTGCTATTTTTAGGTACTTTTCCCAATTCTGTTCTATAGCTTCTGCTGTTAAACTCATTAGTCTTGATGTTCCGTATTAAGCAAAGTACGTAAATCTCCTATCTTTTCTAAGATAAAACCTACTTGATCGTAAGCTTGATCTAATTCATTCCTACGAATGAGATAGCCTACCTTTTTTACCTCTGTTTCGAACATCGTTAATTTTGTTTCGAATAAATCTTTATTTCTCATGTTATCTATTTTATTATTTATTTTAATATCTTTTTTATTACTTGTTTTATTATTTTTAATTTTTTTATTCATTATTTTAATATATTTAGAAGTTATGAAAAAAAACGCAGAAAAGCAACTCTTATATCTTAACACCTTTCGCCGCGCAATTTTTATATATAGAAATATTGTTTCCTGTAACCTGTCTCCACCGTTTGCCCTAACCTTACCTCCTGTCCAAATTCTATTCATAAGATCTAGTAATATACGGGACTTCCTACGGAAAACAAAGCACCTACCTCTCTTATTTTGTCAAAAGCAGTTAAAGGATCAAGTTTAAAAAATTCTCTCTCCCCTCCTCGATCGGAAGAAACCCTAACTGTAGAAAAGAATTGATGAACCTGCTGTTCAATTTTAAAAGCAGTTTTCGGCAAGACAGGTAAAGCGAACTTCGGTACCCATTCAAAAACCGTACCTGCAGTGTTAATCCCTTTCGCTCTGCTAAGAACATCTTGCGTGGTAACACCTATCTTCACTAGATCGGGATACCCGGGATTAACCATGACATATACGTATTCTGTGTCGTTCTTGATTCGTAAAACTAAATTCTTATTTTCTATTGCATACACATATGTCCAGCTAAATTTACCTTCAGAGCTAGGGCCCTTCTCAGGAATCTCTATAACGTACCTGGCTGAGAAATAGTTCAAGAGGAGTTCTGGGGAAATATGTGTGGCTTTGGTTTGAAGTGCTTGGAAGTTATCCTTCCAGCTCTGGTTAAGTATCCCCGATCCGGTCTTTGTTTTAGACCGATCGATTATCGTAATTTTTCCCTCACTTTCCCATTCTAGGGCAGTTTTGAGGTCTAGTTTTTCTCTATACATCGTCTTTACTATATAAGTAGAGTAAATAGATCAGGCTTATTACAAGAAAAAAAGGCCAGGTAGCTATTAAAAGTATGGCTTGGGAGAGAGTAAGAGGATCGGAGGACTTAAAAGTCCTGATACTATAGTCAAGTAGTATTGTGAATAGAATGCCTACAGTATAGTAGGCGAAGGTCGCCTGTAGTGGATCGTATGTCATAACTATTTGTTTTATACCTTAATATACGAACTTAAACGGATTTTTTTAACTTTTTTGAAAGAAAAAGATCAGAATATTTTTTTACTATAATGCATTTTTCGTATAGTTCCTGTTCTTCTAAAAAAGAAAGCATTTTTGAAAATGCAAAGTAGACTGCTTTTTGTCCGAATTCGTCTAAGATATCTACTAGGGTGTTATCCTGTAACTCCTCAAGTCTCTCCAAGTATCCTACAAGAGTAAGGAAGTACTTAAGCTTGAGAGATTCCCTAACAGATTCATACTCTTTTCTAAAACTTCTTTCGTATATCTGATGAATTAAGTAGTAGTTGGCTACTCCCCTAATCACCATACCTAGTAGTATGAAAGGATTCTGTAAAGCATCTTCAACTCTATACTCCTTATAGAGCTCTTCATCTCCTACTGAGAAAATACTGAACAGGTTATCTGAGTCTATCTTTTTCATTTATAATACATATATATGCTTATTATAGAGAAAATTCTCCGGAAAAAAAACTGAGGGTGGTTGGAAATCTGTACAAAAAGTTATATATTAAAACCATAAGGGGGTGTAGGTAGTGATTGGGTCTTGGGTAAGACTTGCTGGGTGATACTTAGGATGGCTGTTCTACTGAAGTAAATCGGAAGAGAAACCGGAAGAAAAAGATGGCGGGTAGAAAATTCTTAACTATATCTTAGTATATAAATATATACCCCCTTATATTGAATTTTGTCAGAAATATGCGATTCAATGTGGGCCCTAAACCTGACCGCCTACCCGTTTGAGGGAACTAAACTAGCAAGTTTATTTCAATCTGCCCTCACTATGATCTCAACTTGATCTCACCTTGATCTCCTATCTCCCTTCTATACCTAAATATAAGAAGAAGGAGCCTAAGCTCCAACTTTATTTTGAGATTGTTTTAATTCTTCTTCTGCTTGTTTCTTAATACGATCTGCTTGTACCTCCTCCCAGGCATATACAGACTCTATAAACTGTTCGAAGAGATCTTCTGAGAGAGTATATTCTGTAGAGTTATTATATCTTGAGACTTCTATTGTCCATTTCTTTTTGGTTACTCCTTTAATTGTGTAGTTACTTGTAAAAGTCTTATCTTTTTTTGATCTGCCGTAATAAAGAACAATCTTTGCAGGCTTACTGATTAAAGTATCTTTATACTCTCCTGTAGAATAATCCCATTCTAACTCCTCTGTAGTTTTTAGAATGTATTCTTTGCCTACCTCTTTGTATTTTTCTTTAGTTTGGACTTTGATTAGATTTTCAACCCTTAGAATTTCACTCTCTATTTTCTTACAGCTTGACCAGATATGGTTCAACTTCTTTCGTTCTCCTTGAATTTGAGGATAGAATATAGTATTAACAGTTTCGTTTATTTGAGACAAGGCTGATGCTACTTGTCCTACCAAGTTAATGTATTGAATATCAACTTCATTACCCGGCCTGATTATAGTTGAGTAATAGTTTAATGAAACCTCAACCTTATCTGCCGCACAGCCCCTATCTATGTAGAGGTTTACTCTTCCTACTGCCCGATCTGGATGCTGGATATAAATTGAGCTATCATTCATAACTGCTTCTAGCCCGTGATCACTTTTCATTGCCAAGTTAAAAGCTTTTTGGATCTCTTTAATAGCCGGTTCAAATATCTCTACTTCGTATGCAGTAGCTGCTGTCTTTGCAGATTCTAATTCGCTTTGTAGTGATTGTAATTCTTCTTGTAATGTCATAACCTTTTTTTTGTTTTAATTTCTATACCTAAATATAAGAAGAAAACCCCGAAAGGCCAACTTTATTTTAACTTAATTCAATTTTACTAAGAACATACTTAAGTAGTATCTCATATTGTGTTAGAGTGTAGCTCCCTCTCTCTGCCCTAAGTTCTCTTAACATCTTCATATAGACATCAAATTCTGTTTCTAAGGCCTTAGAGATAACTTTTTTATCTTCTAATTCAAAGCGGTCTGGAGAATAGTAATCTTCCTCTCCATCATCGTTTCTTACCTTGATGTGTCCAGACAGAATAAAGTCAGAATCCGATACCATTAACGCTTCGTAAACTTTTTTCTCAGTTAAAGGCGCACTGTAGTTGTTAATGCAAACTACCCTATCACCGGTTTTAAATTTTGTCATAACTTTTTTGTTTTAATTTCTATACCTAAATATAGAGTTTTAATTTGATTTCAGCAACTTTATTTTAATTTAATTTAATGTAAACGGAAGGTGGGCCGTATATAGAAGATAAGCTTTAAAGAAATTAAAGAAGATGCTGGGAAGGTTGAATATTAGCGGCCCAATACTACATCAAGGTAACTTATCTTACTAATGCAATCACTTCACAGACTTATTGGACCTGATCCAACTATCTTATGAGGATAGAAGTTTGGAATAGATTAGACAGTTATTCTTTCTGTTCCAGCCACAAAAGGGAAAGGCCTGTCTAGAGTTAGAGCAGGCCAATCTTTGCTCTGGATGGAGTGAGAACGAACACCTAGAGACTTAAATAAATATTAGGAAATATACGATTAGTAATTTAGATTTCCAACTATAATTCTCATTAATGACTAAGGTTCTCACTCTTATGTCGTTGTTATATATATAAATAGCAAGTAATTTCCATTACAAGCATTGCTCTTTATTTATCTTATCCTGATAGAGACTATCTACCCAGGCCTGCTGTTTAACAGAGAGAGTTCTTTTCATCTTAATAGAAAGTAAAAACTCTAGTTCAAAACTATTCAATATACTTCTACTTTCTAGTAGCTCCTCTATCTTAGAGCGTCTCTCAGCAATGATCTTTTCTCTAGTAGTAGGATTAACCTTAACCCTATCAGATAGTCTTAGTTCCAACTCTTTTATTGTATTCCTAAGTTCTTTAATTTCTTTTTCCTTCTCAGATATTCGCAGTACAAGCCGCTTATTAGCTAACTCAAAACTCTTTTCATTCATAACAAATACTCTTTGTTATAAATAGCAAAAAAACATCTAAAACATCAAAATCTACCAAGTATTTACTTCTCTTTTAAGTCTTGCTTGATCTTCCTTAGAACAAGATCTACCCTTAAAAAGTACAAACCTTATAACATACCCTGGATCTTCTTTTAAGATATCCTTAATGTTCCTTCCGGCATAAATTCCCATATAGTACTCTCCGTCTTCATTCCAAGGTATCTTTGTTTTTACTTTTACTCCTTTGTTCTTTCCTAAAGAAACTAAAGTTGATAATACTCGAAGTAAGTTACTATCTGAGGAAGATTTTCTAAGTAATTCTGAAAGTACATAATTTAAATCTATTCCCCATGTTTCTAATTCCTCTGAGAGTCTTTCTTTATTCAGTAATATGTACTCTAACCTAGACTGTATAGCATTCAGCTGTCTAGTATGAATACCTTCCTCATACTTAAGATACCCCTCCACTGAAGTATCCTCCAGCATTTTGAATAGTTTATTTTGATCCATTCTTTTTTATTTTAAAATCACATACTACATAAAGATCTCATCGAACTTATTAATATAGTAATTTTTACCCATATCTTCTACCTTATCCTTATCCTTATCCTTATCCTTATCCTTATCCTTATCCTTATCCTTATCGTAAGACATCGTGGTCTCTTCTACGGTATCGTTGGATATACCTACGACATCGTACGACATCGTGGTCTCTTCTACGGTATCGTTGGATATACCTACGACATCGTACGACATCGTGGTCTCTTCTACGGTATCGTTGGATATACCTACGACATCGTACGACATCGTAGTATTTTGTACGACATCGTACGACATCGTAGTATTTTGTACGGTATCGTACGACATCGTAGTATTTTGTACGGTATCGTTAGAATCCCTACGATTAGATTCTCTTAGTACAGTTGTCTTTCTTGCTCCCTCTACCTTATTGGCATAAGCCTGTTTATCCCTATCTAAAGAAAATTTAATAGTGGCCCATAACATCTTTAATCCTGATGTATTTAGGATTGGTTCTTCTCCTCTGTTATAAAGGAATAGATTTTTTAGGAACTGAGCTTGTTCCTCTACTGTTAATAGTTCGAAAGAGTCTTCCCAACTAGCATAAACTAGAATTGATTTTTTCATAATAAAAAAATCCTTTCAACAAAGTACCGGATATCACCTCGGTACCTTATCAAAAGGATTAATATGTTATTGATGAATTGCTTAAAGTGATATCCTGCAACTCTAAATGTCTTTTATATAAAAAGCAAAAAAATACCTAAAAAACCAAAACCCACAAGGAAGTTATGACGATCCTTGAGGGCCTGGCCGCTAGTAAGAGGTTATGAAAAACTTACTTTGCTATAGAAAAAAAACAAAAATTAAAGCAGGTCTAGCTGTACTGATTTTAAATCCTTTACAGGAATGATTAGTATCTCCTTATTCACCTTCTGTACTCTAGCTAACTTCTTATCTCCTTCTTGATATCCTAAGAACATTGCTAGAGTACCCTCTGATATCGTGTATATAGCCCCAACCATCGGAGCTTTTATTTTACGTAAAGCTGGATGTTTCGGGCTATATTTCCAAGTACTTCTTAAATCTCTTTCGTATGACATTATTTAAATATAAGTAATTTATAGGATAGATACAACTTTACTCTTTGATCCTTAATGTTTTTACGTCGATGCCTAATTTCTCTGCTATTTCATCCATAGTCAGTTCCACTATGGGTGTAGGTGTTGCTTTCTTATATACGGTAATTCCTTTTAGTAGTGCAAATACGCTGAAAGGTATTTCAATATGTTCTGGTGAATTTAGAGGAAGAACCCAGGCTTCCCAATTATCATCGTAAGAGTATAATCTAAATCCTATATTAAATTCCTGAACCGGTGTATACCCTTTTCCACCAAATTTAAAGCCAACTGAGATACAATGTTTTTCATAGGCTTCTAATTCCTCTAATGAGGAAATACGAACAAATACTTCTGTTATAGGGTTAGGAACTATTTCTAAATCATCATTAGCTAATTCAAAACTACTTATATAAACTCCGTCTCCGTCTGTCATTTCTTCTAAAAATATAAAATCTAATTCCCAACCGTCTTCTATATACCTAGAAACAGTATAAATATTTCCTACGATCATATTATTATGAACAGAAGTAATATCGTCATGGTTCAATAATCTTACTTTGTCACCTACTTTGAATTTTTGCTTTTTCATAACTAAATGTTTTTGTTTTTTTTATTATAACTAAATATAGAACTTTAATTTGATTCTAGCAACTTTTTTTTAAAATAAATCTAAACATTTTATCTTATTTAAACCAAATTATATTTGGTGTAAAACTATACCATGGCAGGCTTTTATTTGGTACAAAACTACACCATGGCACTTTGGATTGGCACTCTCTCTTTACATATGGGCAAATTATATTTGGTCTAAGAAAAAAAAGATAAAATAAAGTTGTCTAGGAAGTATCTTCTTCTTATATTTAGGTATCAAAAGGAAACGATGATAGGCGCCTAATAGCAAGGGTGAAGAAATCAGACGTAGTTTGTTTTTATTTTTTTTATACAGTAAAAAAATAAGTCCCTTGCTCGGACTTACTTTCTAATTTTCAACTGTTTCTTTAAACTAATTGTAACTCTTTAATATACTCTTTTCCGTCATAATCCTGGATGCCTATTTTAGACATATAAGCATAAATCATATTAGAGACTAACCGATTATCTACTGTCTTCTTGTTTTCAGTAATCCAACCCTGATTCATAATATGATCTGCTGAATCCTCAATACAGATAATACTTCCTTGGATCGACCCATTATCTGATATGGTATTTTCAATTAGAGTTTCTGCATACTCTTTATGGAATACCTGGAGAGCTTGTGTTAAACCCCCTCTTTCAATTTGTTCCTGGTTCATATCTTCCAAGACCTTTCTAATGAATACCGGAATCATTTGATCTAAAGAAGTAGCTTGAGAGTAAATGTAGTGCCTTCCATTAAGTACGGTACCAAATTGCTTTTTCATAATCTTTTTTTTTAGTTTCTTTCTATACCTAAATATATGAATAAGGTAGGAAGGTCCAAACTTTATATGAACTTTTTTATTTAATTTATTTTGAAATAAAGTTGTTAGTTAAGATCTTGGTTCGTATCTTTAGGTACTTAGGAAGATAAGGAGGCGCCCAATAGTAAGGGTGAAGAAATCAGACGTAGTTTGTTCAAGGGATTTTTTTCTTAAGTAATCAATTAGGCCAGGCCTAGCGCCTGGTAAGCATACTAATCAAAGCTGCTCTCTCATAAGTATCCCAGCCCCACTGGTAAAGCTTCTGCATCTCCTGAGAGTAATTCTTAAAATAAGTCATAACTTTATCAGTATCATTATTGAATTTTAACATTTGTCTATAGAGATCCCCCTTTATCGTCTTCTTTCCTTTCTCAGTAAGCCGAATGATAAGAGATTCTTCTACATAAGAGAAAATAGTTGATACCTGCCCTTTAGTTAGTTTAGCTGCCTGTTTAATTTCTGTATAATTCCTATTGATTTCCATACCTAAAGATAAGAATAGGAAGGCAAATAAGCAACTATAATAGCAAATAAAAGAAATAAAAAGACAGAATAGGATCTCTAATTGGGTCTCTGGTTGGGCCTCTGGTAGGGTCTCTAGTTGGGTTACGAGTCGGGTTACGAGTCGGGTTACGAGTCGGGTTACGAGTCGGGTTTCTGGTCGGGTTTCTAATAGGGTTTCTGGTCGGGTTACGAGTCGGGTTACAGGACAGGTATTTTTCTCTATTTTCTTACTTTTCTCTATAAGAAAATACAATATTTTAGGGGAAAATCCTGCTCTATAGAGGAAAAAGGTAAGAGAGGTACAGGTTTTCCTAAATTTCAGGTTTCTGCTTCCGGACCAACCCTACCCTTCTTTTACACAACCTAACCTATTTCCCTTATTTCCTCTATTTTTCCTTTACCTCCCTACCTACAGTTTTCTACACTATACCTCTCTCTTATACTCTTCCCTATCCTCCCTTTCCTTTCCTTTTATGTATGTAATTGGGAATTCAACCGGGTCTGTAATCGGGTATCTAAACGGGTATCTAAACGGGTATCTAAACGGGTCTATGATCAGGTCTATATAGTTTTATTACTTCTCTATTTCTCTTTCTTAGAGACGTTCTTTTCCTATGCTATACCTATCCTCCCATGTGAAGGCTTCCTATTAACCTTTTCCATTATTCAAATTATAAACTCTTTTTACCATTTCTGCATAGATAGAGTGTTCATATTTGTTATATCCGCTACACTTCAAGGTATATTTGCCTGTCTCAAAATTATGATATACCTTATAGATTGATTTATCAATATTTCCGTATTGATCTTCCCATTCTCCGTATTGAACTTCTACTAGTTCATCTTCAGTCTTAAGTAAATCTCTTATAAGAAAAAGAAGACCATAACTTGAAAAGAATATTATTAAGGGTATTCCTATTAGTGTTACTATTAGTGTTGCTGGGGTTTCCATTTATATTGTTTTTATGTTTTTATGTTTTTTTTTATTACTGGGGTAGTTCTCTGGTTCAGTTTCTTGGTTCAGCGTTAAATACTTTTTTCTTTGTACCGTCCAAATAATGTATGATTGTGTCAGGGGTACATCAAGGGAATAGATTAGACATTAATTGGGCATATTCTTCTATTGTTTTTATTTTTATAGCTCCTTGATATAAAGATAAGCAAATTAACTATAACTGTCAACTTTATTTTACTTTTTTTTCATTATTTTTAGAATTTCTTCTAACTGATCTTCCATCATTTTTTCCATCTTTTCGGTAAATTCATTATGTGCTTTATTTACCCCTTCTGCATTCTTTGATTGGATGTCTTGTCCTATTAGTATTAACGGCATTAAGAATATCTGTATCATATTACTCATGAATAGCCATAATACAAATCCTGGATAAGGATCAAAACGTAATTGTACTGGAGCTATTATATTCCAGGTTAACCATACTACTGTCCATAGTACTATGATTAGAAAGAATTCTATAGTGCTTACACTATTTGTTACAAAGATTGCAAATTGGTTTAGTCTTTTTTTCATTATGTCTATATCGGTACTTTTTTACTGTACCTGTATATACATATCTATAGTTTAATCCTCTTTGATTCTTAGTCCATAATGTCTTTCTATTCTCTATTTATGAATTCTTCTCCGATACTCTTCTTCTGATTTTCCTAGAATTGTTTATAATCTTTTTGTGATTATTGTTTAAATAATTCCTAGAGTCTTAGCTCTGTAGTAGCCAACCAATTTACCGTTGTTTGGATTTAAGAATTTTTGTTCACTCCTAGGCTTATCTTTATTTTCCATCATAAGCTTCTCTTCTGGAAGTTTAAAAGAGGCAGGGTAAATAAGTTCAACAGAGATTGGTCCATTTGCGAACTTATCTAAATCATAAGTCCAGACTGAAGTAACTCCTTCTCTATTTGTGGAGGTTCTGGTAAATTTAGTTCTTAGAATCTCTTCTTCTTGTTTCTTCTTATAGTAGCTAATAGCTGTTTTTTCCTCTACTGTCTTTTTCATAACCGTTTTTCTTTATACCTAAAGATAAGGCTATTTAATCAAACTAGCAACTAAAAAAGCAGATTTATTGTAAAATAAACCCCAGCTACTACTCCTATTAAGAATACAAATATAACTCCTACTAATGTCATTTTGTTTTTGATTTAGTTTTTATATATCTTGTAAAGACAATCCTGACTGTCTTCTTATTTCCTCCACAGTAGTCAGATACTGTATATAATGCTTTTCGTTTACTTCCTCTTTATTAGGCATTATAAATGCTAATGTAATTCTGTTATCGTATTTAATGATCTTCCAGCAGTATTCTGGGATAGTTATTGTATTGACTATCTTACCTATATCCCCATAACTCCCACACCATACTTCAACTCTCTTATCATTTTTGGCTAGTAGTCTGGTAATCTCTTCTAACTTCTTCCAAGTAATCCTGTTTAAATTAGGATGTTGAGGAGTCATATTAGTATAATAAAAAGACTCTGTTTCAGCTTGTTCTGAAAATTGATTATCTTTAGCTGGGCAATTATGTCCTCTGTCGTAATCTCCGCTTTCCCATACCTGCTGTACACTTTCGTTTAGAATAGGATCAGCTTGGAAGTTATTTCCTCTATCTACCGATGTAGATCCTTCAACTAAATCTTGATCTACTTCTACCCAGTTTACTAGAGTAGGGTAGTGTAGTTCCGTATCGTAGGTTAAGCTATAATGTTCATGTTTAATTTCTACGTAACGTGGTATAGATTTGGATACTTGCTGTGTTTGAGGTAGTTTTCTTTTCATTATAAAGGAGTTATTGCTAACTATAATTATAATGAAAAGAAAGAAAGACTATTGACTACTTACATTGTCTTATTTTAGTTATTCTTTAATCCTCAAATTTTCTACGGGGCATCCAAATTTTTCTGCGATATCTTCTAATGTAACTTCAATTATTTCCTCAGGAACTTCAATATCCATCATAAATGCAAATAAATCAAAATCTAATAGTTGGTCATTTTCGTCTAAAGCATCTTCCCCATAAGTAAGCAACTCATCCACATAAGCTCCCACTATATTTTCATCTGGATCATATTCTAAACTAAGAGAATTCATCTCATAATCATACCTTTCACACAACCATTTAGAAGCAATTTCATAT